ATCACGGGTTTTGATAAGAAAATCCACATAATACTTATGCATTTTCTTATCAACTGGGCTATAATACGGTATTACAACTTCTTCACTGTTCCACGCAATAACCGATGGATTCTCATCGCAATATTTCATAAAAGTTCTTTCCCACAAACTACGATAGGTAACATTATCTACGTTGCCTACATATTTGCTTCGGTTGCGAACCTTGTATTTACCTTTATAACTCATTTCATATATTTATATAAATAGTTGTAATGACATAAACCTTAAACATTCTAGGAAAATAATATGGCTGAGAATCTCAACGAAAGCGCCGTGAAGAGTACAAGTGTAAGATTTCCTCAAGACGATGCGTCTTGCGGAGGATTTAGGGCTAGGTTACTATTCAAAAGATGGTCACAGGCGCCAGGCACAATAGCAGAACAAGCTAAAGAAAAATTGTTTCAAGATCTCGAATACACACTATGGCTCCCATATCCACAGCAAATAGCGACTGCATATGCTCAAGGGTACGAAGAGAGTGATAATTTTCATCATGAAGCACGAAAGGATATTTCTCGAGGTTTGGGTTTTGATAGGTTTGGTGGAGCACTGAAAGGATTAGGCAAGGAACTAATTAGACTTGCAGATTCTATGACGGCTCTTAATAACTCAGCAAAGATGGCACAAGGTTCTATTGTTAATAATAATATGGGTGTAAATTATACTGGTCCTCAATTAAGGAACCATACTTTCAGTTGGAAATTGACCCCAAAATCTATAGAAGAGCAAGATCTAATTAACCAAGTAATAATGATGCTGAAAATGGCATCTGTTCCTGCTAGGTCAGATACTATGGAAGGAAATGAAAAGACAAAGATAGTAGAGGCTGGGTTGAAAACAGCAAGGCAAGCATTAGCGGACTACGATAATAGAGCTAAACCAGGTCTTAGTACTGGAATGCATTTAGGTAATTCAACCGAGGTGGCAGACTCAATGATTGTTGGCAGTCCCGACCTTAAAGAAAGAGACAGACTGGCTAAAGACGTAGCGGATGCAGAGAATAAAGTGAAGCAGGCGAAGTCATTTAGTGTAGGAGAAAGTGTTTTTGCTGGTCTTGATGTCGCTTCATCCCTTACAACATTATCCATACCATATACGGTTGAGATTCAATTTTACAAAGATGAAACGGAAAATATGAACTTATTTACAGTAAGTGACTCATTTATAACTAATTTGGAGGTTAATTATACTTCCCAAGGAACTTGGTCTGCTCATGAGGACGGTTCTTCTGTCGAAACTCAAGTAACAATATCATTAAAAGAAATTAGTAATGTTCATCAACAAAGACTTGTGGGTGGTAACTTATGATTAAGTATTCTTCTCTAATACCAAAATTAACGTATAATGGACAGACTATATCGGACATAACACATAGGTTCGCATTACTTCCTAGTTTGTCAGAATACACGACAAACTACACGGAAATAGATATATTTGAAAATGAAACTCCAGAAATGCTTTCTCTAAGAATATATGGCTCATATAACTATTGGTGGTTAATTCTTGCTATTAATAATGTTATAGACCCATTATATGGTTGGTTGATGAGTGATGAGGAAGTATATAATTACGCAGAATTATTATACGGCGCAGATGGTATGAATGGGCATAGGCATTACGAAGATGAAGATTTTAAACGATATGATAACCAAAACCCAGAAGAAACATTAATGCCCGTGACTCAGTTAGAATGGCTGATATATTTAAACGATAAAAAAAGAAGAGTTAATGTAATCAACCCTAAGTATTTATCACAAATTGAAAAGATATTTAAAGATAAAACTAAAGCAATGAAACCTCAAATACAGGAAATTTAGTAATGGCACTTGTAGACGACTCAGGACAAAGTAAAGGATTTGACGCACGCTGTAGAAGTCCCTGGAGTTGTACGTTTGAAAATATGTATGGAGAAACATATGATATTGGTGATGTTGTAGGACAAATATCAATTTATGAGAGCATATATAACAATTGCATGTTTGGTGGTATTCTGATAAACGACGGCAATGGTTTTTCTGAAAGACATAATGTTATTGGAGCCGGCAACGAAAAGATATATGTTAAGATTTTAACAACGGGAGGAGCTGATATTAATTCTAATATAGAAAAGACATTTAGGGTTAATTCGTATTCTGACGCATCTTATAGTAATAAAGGCAATGGTGTTGTTTCTTCTGAACTGGGGTTTATTTCTCCATATTTGATTTTGAATAATAATACTAGAATTAGCAGATCCTTTAATGCCATGACTGCTTCTGAGATTGTAGATTATATAACATACGATATATTAAAATTAGGACAGTCTTTTGAGATTGATTGGGATGATTTACAAACAAACGAAGAAACAAAAAATGTAAAGAATATAGTAGTTCCTGGATGGAATCCATTTAAAACTATTAATTGGTTGGCAGAACATTCTATTTCTGCTAGCTCTGGAGCGTCTAATTATTTATTTTACGAAAACAACGATGGGTTTCATTACAATTCAATTGATTTGTTAAAGAAAAAAGAACCTGTTAGGATATTTACATTTGGAACCGATATAGCACAGACAGTACAGTCTTCTAAAGGGGGTATTGAAGTTAGGACAGATTTGATGTCTGGGTTAGAAAATCAGTTTAGATTCAATCATACTCAATCTCAAATGAATGGATTATATGGTGGCAAATTATTTACTCATAACATTTTAACAAAATCTTATAATAACTACGAAGTAGAATATAATGGTGATGATGAGGCAGAGATGGCATTTTATGGGTTGGATGGAGCAGGACAGTTCGTATCAGATACCCAAGCAAGTTTAGGGTTTCTACCTGATGAGTATCTATATCAAATTCATGATAAGAAAGATAAATCTCATTATATTCATAGGGATATGAAAATGTCAGAGATGAGAACTAATATTGTTAAATTTGATATAGCAGGGGACACTAACGTCTGGGCAGGAAATACAATAGACATTAATGTTCCGACTAATGTAAGAAACAATCCTCACACAACTTTTGATGAAAATTTGAGTGGAAAGTGGTTAGTTACTGCTATTCATCATAAAATTAACAACGATGCGTATGTAATGACTATTGAATGTATGAAAGATGGATTTGAGCAAGGTCCTGAAGATGGATTTTCTGAAGGTCCAGGAGTATAGATTATGAATTTTATGGGAATGGATGGATTTATTTGGTTTACTGGAGTGGTCGAAGAACGCAACGACCCACTACGTCTTGGTCGTGTTAAAGTTAGAATGTTTGGTCTACATTCTAAAAAAAAGATTAAAGGTATAACTGAGGGTATTCCTACAGAAGATTTACCTTGGGCATATCCTATGCAACCAATCACTTCTGCAGCCATGAATGGAATAGGAACAACTCCTTTAGGTCCTGTTGAGGGAACTCATGTTGTAGGATTCTTCAGAGATGGAAAGGGATGTCAAGATCCTGTTGTTATGGGAACATTAGGTGGCTTCCCTCTAGAAGCCGCACAGGTTGCGGGTTTCAACGATCCTAATAAATTATACCCAAAGGACGACAAAGATATATCTGATAAGAGTTATATTAAAGAACCTGACACAAATAGACGTGCTGTTGGTGATTTTGAAGACCCTATATCTGGGGAGTTGTGGTTCAGTAAAGAAACCGCATTATCGTCAAAAGAAGATTTTGAAGATATAGGGGAAAGAGAATTTGATAAAGAAGTTAAAATTGCTGACGGGAAAAATACTGGTACACCAAATTTAACATGGGATGAACCCGAAGACCCATTTTCAGCAGAATATCCATTTAATCATGTAAGAGAAAGCGAAAGTGGTCATATAGAAGAATGGGATGACACACCAGAAGCAGAAAGATTAATGAGGAAACATAAGTCTGGTACGTTTGAAGAAATACATCCGGACGGGCAAAAGGTAACAAAAATTGTTTCGGATAATTATCAAATCGTAATTGGTGATGAATTTATACATATAAAGAGAATAGAAGACGAGATTGGTGGAAACTTATATGTTACTATCGAAGGATCTTGTCATATGAAAGTAGAGGATGATTATAATATGGAAGTTGGTGGAGACGTAAACATCAACGTTGGTGGAAATTGGAATGAGGAAATATTTGGTAGTAAGACAGTCACAATAGCAGAAACTTTCACAAGTGAATCTCTAGCAACTACGAAAATAGTAGGTTCACCGATAACACTAAATCCATAAGGAGAATACAATGGCAATCAATCTATCAAGTCTTATAGATTCCGCTACAAATATTGTAGGAGATGTCCTTGACTCAACATCGTCTGTACAAAGTCTAACTCCAGGGTTTGATATTAATACACCAACCAGTGGTTACTTTGACGGAGTAGATGACGCATTAGGTAGGTTAGGTGGTGAATTAAGATCTCCAGCCTTTTCTGGTGTTGATGCAATGAAAAATGCATCTACTTCATTAAATATTACAGAAAACTTAGACCTAGTAGCAGCAGAAGTAGCATTGGGTGACGATTGGCCTGCAGCAAAATCAACACTAGACGAAATTCAAGGTTTTTCAGATACTTTAGATGAGTGTGGTAATTATGCACAAGACGCTTTGTCTGCCGCAACAACCGACTATATTAAAAATACAGGTATTCAAGAAGCGGGTAGAGAATTAGCAGATAAGATAGATGCATTAGGTGGTGATGGTGGTACGGATTGTCTAGCAGGTTTTGCTACATTATTCGATTCTGCTGGAATCATTGACGATGCATTAGGTTTGGGGGATTTACCGCAGATACAATCTAGAGTAAGTGATATTATTCGTGATATAACAGACCCATCTGCATTGTCAAATATGCTTATGAACCTTGACGTTGTTAGTGGTTTATTAGACTCCTTCAATGATATGTGTACTGGAATGAAAGACGCATTTAATAAATTGATTGCCGCAGATTTAGCATCAATGATGGGTCTACTAACTAAACTTGCACAATGGGCTGCTTTCGCAAAGTTGGCAAATTCGGACCCTTGTTCGTTAGTTAATAATAATCAAATGTTATCTCATATAGCAGAACCTGTTATGGACGATATTGTTAAATTATATAACAGTGTTACTGGAGGTACAGCCGGACCAGACAACCCAATTATAAATTTAGGTGATATATTAGGAACAAATACTTTACCATCAGTTCCGAAATTCAAACAACAAGCTGGTGTTGGTTTACAATCATTCGACTCATATAAAACTAATATTACTGGTGAATTAGATGCAGTTAAAGGTACTATTATTGCCACTACATACCATTCAGTTCCTATGGACTTTGTCGACGGAGAATGGGTAGAAAACAGTGCAATGAAGGATAAATCTTCATTTACTCAATCGATAGTAAAGGGTAATTCTCCTATTGATAATTCAACAGGAGAATTTACATCAGCAAGAAGTGGTGTAAATAACGAGGTATTGAACACATTACCTAAAAGAGTACATACTTCTCCTATTGTTCAAAATGGTGTTCCTGGGAATGCAACCACAACTTTAAAATCTACAGATTCGGTTGTTAAACCAGAAGTTAGTAGAGGTGCGGCTGCAGAACTTACGTTATTAAAACCAGACAAAGGTTCTGGTAAAGATTTGGTAAGTCATTTGCCAAATGTGGTTATCAAACCAAAAGAAGGAGCAAAAGGAGCAACGATAGAATCAATTGCAGAGGCATTGCTAACCGAACAATTTGATTGTATGCGTTGCCCAGGAGGAAAAAAGGAAGAATTCGTTAGAAATGGTAAAGTGGTTAATACGTATTGGGACGTAGATCTAAATGGTAACGTGGTTAAACAACCATTTCCGACACCATGGGTTCAACCTATTGGAACTATTTGTGGTTGTATTGGTGGCATGTCAGAATCCGAGGTAAAGAAAGGATTATACCAGGCAAATAGAAAATATGATACAATAGAACCTATAAATCAAAAAAATTACGATAATTATAAAGCAGCCGCCAAAGCACTTGACGACCGTTCTTGGTGGGAGGGCGAAGACAAAGAAGCAGAAGAGCTTGTGAGTAAATTAAGAGCCGGATGGCTTTGGTCTAGAACAAGATTAAGAGCATATGACGCAGAAAAAGAATTATATTCAAACGACCCATATTCAAGTGCAGAAAGTTGCGGAACTTTAGGAGGAACTTGGAAATGTTCTCCACATAAAGCTAATGAAAGTTTGAATTCAGTAGGTAATAGAAATATGGAATTAAAAACTACTCTACCTACATCTAAAGCATTTGATACAAGTAAAATAGGATGATAATATGCCAGGAGCAGTGAGGTTAAACGATTTAGCATCAAAACATGGGTGTTTTCCTGAGAGAGGAAATATAATTGCATCTAGTGATGTATTAATAAATAATAGGGGCGCACATAGGGTAGGAGATGGTTGGGCGGTTCATGGTTGTGCAGTATGTCCAGATCATGGTGGTGCTCAAGCATCCGGAAGTCCGAACGTATTAGTAAACGGTAGATACTTGGCACGTGTAGGCGACGCAATTGACTGCGGTAGTTCTAATATGTCAGGTTCTAAGAACGTAATAGTCAATTAGCATATAAATATAAAATAGAGATACAGGATAATTTACCATGCCAGGACCAATTAGGAAACAAATTAATAGACGTTATAAGGATTTGGATTTAGATATGCATGTCCACCCACATACTGACGATTTAATTGTTAATGTGGACGACACGGCTATAAATGGTTCATTGATGCATATTATAAAAACTAGAAAAGGAGAGAGGGTATTTAATAATACTTTTGGTTCTACGATTTATAATGTTTTATTCGAACCAATGCATTGGAGTGTTACGGTTGAGTTACGTACTCATATTGAAAATACCATTAATAGTCAAGAACCTAGAATTAATTTGCGATCGGTTGATGTGGTAGAATTAACACAAAGCAATGGATATGAAATCTCAATAACATATACACCAATTAATGAGACTAGGATAGTAGAATTAGAATTCTTTTTAGAAAGGTTAAGATAGTTATGAAAGCAGACAAACAATTAAATATATCAAGTCTAGAATTTGATGACATTAAAGATAATATCAAAGACTTCTTAAAGGGTCAAGATACCTTTACGGATTATGATTTTGAGGGTTCTGGAATGTCAGTTCTTCTAGACGTTATGGCATACACGACCCATTACATGGGGTTTCATACAAATATGGCCGTTAATGAATCTTTCCTAGATACCGCAACTTTAAGAAACTCTGTTGTATCTCACGCAAAGGCGTTGGGTTATACACCAAAGTCTGTGACTGCTCCTGAGGCGATTGTCAAGTTATCATTTAATATTGAAGGAACATCTCCACCTTCCATTACGATTCCACAGTGGACGACGTTTGTGTCTACTATTAATGGAGTTTCTATGAATTTTGTTACTTCAGAGTTGACTAACGTATATCCAGATGATCAGGGTGATTTTTCTACTGAGGTTAGATTAAAACAAGGTAATAGGCAAACTATTAATTTTGGAGCATATGGTTCTGGTCAAAATGGTTTTATTATTGACGATGAGACTTGCGATAGAGATACAATCTCAATGTCTAATGGTTGGTACAATAACACTTTATTATCAGAATTAACCCCAGAGTCTAAAGTATTTTTTATGCAAGAGGGTTTAGACAAGGTCACAGAACTATATTTCGGAAATAATATTTTTGGCAAGGTTCCTAATGAAGATGAGGAAATAGAAATTACTTATCTTTCGTCAAAAGGAGAAGAAGCAAATTATACTTCTTCTGTAAAAGATCAGGTATTTTCATTAGAATCTATAATCGACAGTTATTATGATGAAAGTAAGGTTGTCGTTGAAACTATTAATATTTCCTCTTTAGGATCGGGAGCAGAAACAACAGAAAATATTAAAATGACTGCACCACGTGCTTATGAACGCCAGAACCGTGCTGTTACTGCCGAAGATTACAAAACAATTCTTATAGAAAAATATCCAAATATTGATTCTATATCAGTATGGGGTGGAGAAGATAATGATCCACCACAGTATGGAGCAGTATTTATTTCAATTAAACCTAAACATGGTCTTGAATTATCTCCTATTACTAAAAAGAAACTAACAGATGAGGTTCTATCCAAGTATAATATGCTTGCTATTAATCCTATTATCACAGCACCAGAATACACGTATTTAGATATTGAAACAACGGTCAAATATGACCCACTAATTACAACTAAATCTTCTGGTGATATTCAGATGAAAATTATTGAGGACATTAAGTCGTTTATTGAAAGTGAAATTTCGCAGTTTAAAGTTACACTAAGATATTCTCAATTAACAATGACAATCGATCATGCGGATATTGCTATTAGTAATAACCTAACTTCAGTGAAGATGTATAAGAAGTTCTTCATACAAGCATCTAATACTACTGGAAACTACATCTTTAAATTCAATAATGCAATCAAACCAGGAACGGCAGTTTCTTCTGTATTTGGTAATTCTGGTCTTTCTACTCAGTTTGCTTTACTTGACGATGGTCAAGGCAATATATTAATGTATGATATTGTTTCTGAAGTATTTATTAATACCAATCAAGGAACAATTGATTATGAAACAGGAACAATTGAATTAATTGGGTTCACCCCAATATTAGACACAAACACTGTCATTAGTTTATACGGAACACCTCAATCTAATGATATTATAGCAGAAAGGAATAATCTACTTGTACTAAATAATAGTAAAGTTACTATGGTTTCTCTACAAGGTTAATTAGGTTTTAAATATGTCAAACGAACAATTCTCGCACAACCCAGCGAAGTTTCTCTCAATATTTGTAGATAGAATGGTTCCGGACTATGTCCGTGAAGACCATCCTATGTTCATCACTTTCATGAAAGAGTATTTCAAATACTTGGAAAGGGAAACTGACGCAAACGGTGAATTGGGTGAATATAAACAGGTTACAGACCTTATTGAGAATGTAGATATTGACCACGCATTGGATCAATTCATTCCTGAATTTGAAAAGCAATATTTATCTACCACACCAACAACTTCTATTGACCCAACTGTTCCTACGACAGATAAAGCATTCCTTGCTAAAAACATTCAACCTACTTATAGAGAAAAGGGTACAGAATCTGCACTTGATTTTTTATTCAGACGTGACTTTAACACAGAAGTTTCAGTACAATATCCTAAAGAGTTTATGTGGAAGGCGTCGGGTTCAACTTGGTATGAGCCAAAGTGGATTAATGTAGAGGGACCTAGGCTAGATACCAATTATTGTTCCGACGTTACAATACTTGATGAAGAATCTTGTAATTTAGCAGGCGAAACATGGAATCTAATTTCTGGCGATAGCCAAGTCGTTAGCACTGAAAGGTCTTATATCACAGATACTAGCATTGATTATCCTGTATATTACGATTTGCCAGACCAAGAAATCCAATCAAACGAACAACTTGTGATGAGAATTGATGGTGATGTAATTCCGTATATTGGTGGGGAGTATTTTGAAGTCAGTGGAAGTGGAGTCGATCCTAACTATAAAACACAGTACTGGGATAATACTTCGCCTGAACATATCGTTCATTTTCTTAGAGATCTCATCCTGTATGGAGTAATGGGTTACTTAAACGGTATTGACTCAGAGACCGCAGGTTGGACGGAGGCAAACGGAGACGCATACGATATTGGATATGGTGTAAATAACTATAAGACTGCTGAGCTCGTTCAGGTTGTGGAATGGTTTGCTCAAGAAACTGAAGCAGGTTTTCATATATTAGACGTCTCTGGCACTGTTTTGGTAGATGCGTTTTGCTCACAAGAAAACATTGATAATGAGGTAGATTGTATAGCTGATGGTGCAACATGGACAGGATCAGTAGTAGGACCAAATGGCGATAGTAGTCTCAACGACGCTATTGCTTTCCTTAAATCTACGAATCAATGGCTAGACCCAACATATGTTCCTAGTTATACCGCACCTACGGCAGATCAAGTAGTATTAGATTTCATCGACTTCATCTTAGAGAATCCAACCGCTATGCCACAGCCTTGGACTTGGTTGGACTGGGATGTAGAATATGCTAATTCCGTTAATAAATTAGTCATAAGAAACCACCAAGTAATATCTAAGGCATGGGATATTTATCATTTTGATTTTTCTTTCAATGATGGTGTAACGTGGGATAATAATTATTACAATTTGGATTCCTCGGAGTGGGAATTATCAGCCTTTGGTCTGTATGACTCATGGCAAGAGTTATACGAAGCTGCTGCAAACGAACCAAATAACCCAGAAAACATTTTTACACTGTGTGAACCAGAAGATCCAACCGTTTGTGTATTCGTTCGACCAAATCAACAAAATTTTATTACTGAATATGAAACAGGACCAGATTCAATAACGATGAATTTGTTTAAGACGTTTGAGTTTCTAGATACAACTAATCTTTATAACAAAAGAATTATTGGTCAAACGTCAGGTGCTACTGCTTTTGTTGATATTAGCGAAGACGAAACGACTGCAGACAGGACTAAATTATTATTAAACGAAGTCTCAGGTGAATTTATATTTGGCGAGATGATTATAGAAGATGTTGGAACTTCTGGAGATATACCTACTACTGCATATATCATTTCTGAAGGAATACGTTCTGACGGTGAGTGTGCTATTAATGGTGCTAAGTGGAACGAAACTTGGATTAATATTACAGGACCTAGAAGCGAAATTCATCATGCTACAAGTAACACAATTGTTGGTGTTACTTCTAGTGCTACTGCCCACGTGGGTGTTGAAAATATTAACTGGACTAAATTCGACGTTGAATCGGTCATTGGTGAATTCATTGTTGGGGAAGAAGTATTCAATACTTCTGGTTTAAACTACGGACCATTTATTGATGGCACACCTGATGAGAATTGGTATCCAACTGAGAGTTTTTGTTCTTCAAATAATGAATGGCCTCATGGGACGTTCTTAACAGAAACTCATTGTACAGAAGCCATGCACCCAGAGGCAGGCGACCCAAATTCAGAATATTATGGAGAATCTGCACACTTATTATGGTTTCCGTTCTTAACAGTAACAAAGGGAATACAAACAGTACAAGATTCATTGTCTGTAGGTACAGAAAGACCAACGACACGTGAAGAATGTATTTCTTTACTTGATGATGATATTCAACCTTTAGTAGATACAGCACTTTGGGTGCCAAACGGTAAGTGGTTAGACTCTACTGCGTTTATTTCATCTGACCGTAAGATGCAGGATAATGATTATTACCAAGATTTCTCTTATGTAATTAACTCATCTGTTCCTATTCAATCATACCGTGAAGTATTAAAGAAATTAGTTCACCCAGTTGGTCTTAAATTATTCGCAGAGTATGCATTCCAGTCGTCTGTAGATATGACGGTAGAAATCCCTACAGATTATGTTAAATTACAAATTTACTTATTCTCATACCTTGACGTCGCAATGGATATTTGGGATCAAGAGAGTGAACAGCATGGTACATTAGGACACGCACACGAAGGATTCGGTGTATTCTTAGAAACTGGATTTGAAGAGTATGTCATCGAAATGATGTCCCGTCTAGAAAATACAGGTCAACTAATCCCAGCAGATGATTGGGGTAAGCCATCAGATCACTTTGCTGTTGAAATGCAAACACAAGATGCAATTGAGATTGGTACAAGGGTTAAAGAAAAGCAATGGGTAGTTGCATGGATGAATGCCAATATTAGAAACACTATTGACGCATACCCAGAAACTACGATGCTTATGTTTACTAAGCAACTTAGAGTACTACCTATTGATGAATTTCCACCATCAGTTTCTGAATTACTGATTGTTGATGGTTTAGATAATACCACTGACGGTAGAATGGTTTCTTGTGATATTTGGGAACTTGGTGTATTCAAGGCAATGCGCAGAGTTCTTGAGTATATGGATTCATTCATGCCTGAAGCAGAATATGCTTATGAAAAGTCGTATGAATATTTT